TTTCTTGTAACGTGCTAGGATCAAAAGCTGGAGGTGCTGCAACTGGCTCTCTACCCTCTAGTGCATCTATTCTAGCTTGTAACCCACTAGGGTCGAAAGCAGGTGCTACTGGAGCAGGCTCTCTATTTTCAAGTGTTGCTAATCTTTCTCTTAGTCTTGTAGGATCAAAAGGTCTAGGTTGTTTAATTCTTCCTGTTATGTCTCTTATTAAATCATCTCTATCTATTACTGGAGCTGAAGGAATATCAATACCGCTCCTAACATCTCTGATAAGTGCATCACGATCAAAGGTAGGTAAATCTTCTAGTCTTGCAAAACCACTTAAGTCTGGAGTAGCTGGTTGTGGAATGTCAATACCTTCTCTTGCTATATTTAGAAACTGATCTCTAAAATCTTCTGGATTAAAAGTTGGCGCTTCTCGGTTTTCTAACTCTGCAAGTCTACTTTGCAAAGCAGAAGGATCAAACTGAGGTATGTTAGCTAATCTATCCTCTAGACCAGAAATGCCTTGTTGTAGTTGTGAAGGGTCAAACTGTGGTATCTCTCTGCCCTCTAAAGACTGCAACCTATCACGCAAAGCAGAGTCATCAAACTGCGGTATATTACCTAATAAGTTTCTGTTTGCTTCTATTTGTTGTTGTAAAGCTGACGGATCAAACTGAGGTATGTTTGTTAGCCTATCTTGTAAACCCGCAATACCAGCTTGTAGTTGCGAAGGATCAAACTGAGGTACATTAGCTAGTCTTTCTTCTAAACCACCTATTTGTGATTGCAAGTTAGTTGGATCAAATTGCGGTAGGTTACTAATTCTATCTTCTATACCGCCGATCTGAGACTGTAAACCACTAGCATCAAATCCTGGTCTATTAGCATTTTGCTCTATCATCTGTCGTAAAGCAGAATCATCAAACCCTGGACGTTGTGCTATTGAAGTTATTTGATCTCTCAAAGCTGTATCGTCATATATTGGTCTGTTTTCTAAATCATCTTTAGTAGCAAAGTTACCGAAGTTTGGTAAGTTCAGAGTTGATGGATCAAACTGAGGTATTTCTCTGTTCTGTAAATCTTGTACCTGTCTTTCAATAGACATGAAATCATCTCTACTCGGTCTTTGTCTTAAGTCAGATATTTGTTTCTGTAAAGCGCTTGGATCGAATACTGGAGCTTCTCTGCTTTGTAACTCAGCTATTTGTTTTTCTAAAGCACTTGAATCGAATACTGGAGCTTCTCTACCCTCTAATTGTGCTAGTCTTGCTTGTAATCCTGTAGGATCAAATACAGGAGCGCTTGGTACTTGTATCTTGCTAAGGATATCTTGGATCAAAGCATCCCTGTCTAAAGGATCTGCTGGTATTGTTTGTTTGGGTAGACCGCCTGTTCTAAAATCAATTGATGGTATTGTAACAACAGGATCGGGTCTGGGTGTTATTCTTGGTGCAGACATGCTAGGTCTTGCGCCCATTAGTTTACCAATAATTGCCATTAAGAAAGCCTCTTATCAGTATCTTCAAACATATCCATAAGCGTGCCTAAGTTCTTGGCACCTTTTTCTCTGTTTGGTTTACCATCTGGTATCAGCATGATTGAATCTTTGGATTTAGATATGTCAAAGGCACCAGCGCCATTATTAGCTGATGCGGTAAAAACATACTCACCATCACTCAACATAGCTGGTATATCATCAGATGTGCCTGTACCAATACCTATTGTGGGCCCTCCTACTTGACGGTAATCTAATTCAAATGCTTCTGGGTTGAGTGGTCCGCCATTTGCGAATCCTGGTCTACCCATAGCTGTACCGCCGTATGCCATTCCTGGTCTAACGCCTAAATCAAACCCTTGGAATACAGGCTGGGCAGCAAGATCTGGTCGTCTGGATGCTCTAATGTCACGTAAACCACCTTCACGTTTCTCTGCTTGTTTCTTGACTGCTGCGCCGTAGAGAGCAGCTAATGCAGCTAATCCTGCATTACCACCAAGCATACCACCTTGGCCTGGTCCTATTTGCCCAAGGCCACTTAATAATCCTCCTTGTCCTTGTTGCTGATTACCTAAAAAAAAGTTTTTAAGCTTGGGTCCTAAAGTACCTCCAAACATTCCTGTTTGTACCTCAGTTAAGGTTCCTGGCATATTACCTGCTGCTATCATTTTGTTTACTTGAGATTCAGTATAAATATTTCCATTCTCGTCTTGATATACTATTTCTTGTTGACCACCAGCTCCCATTTGTCCTGGACTAAATAAATTACCAATACCTCTTCTTATTCCTGGTCCAATATTACCCCCAAAAATACCTGTTGCTTGATCTCCTGGTTGAAAAAAGTTACCTAAACCAGATTTTATTCTAGGTCCTAGAGTGCCACCAAATATACCTTTGTCTGCAACTTTTGAAGCTGCTCCAGCACCAGAACCTGCAAACTTAGCGCCTAAGCCAGCTGTTAAACCACCTAATAGCGCATCTTTAGTATCCATACCTGATGCCTTTCCTGCGACTGCTGTTAAAGCACCCTTAGCAATTGGACCTATACCTGGTATAAAACTAACAGCAATTGGTGCTACTTTTTTTACTACATTTTTTACTTTCTTAAATATTTTAGATAAGAACCCAAATTGTTGTAATCCAGTCAATTGATTGATCTGACCGTTACCAACGACATACTCTTGTGGGTTCAAGCCAACAGCTTGCATATCTTGGTTGATTGATTGTTGTGTTGTATTGCTAATAACTGGTGGAACTACCATCTCGCCTGGTGCGGCATGAACTATTTGTGTGTCCTCTAGTTGTGGTTGTGCTAATTTATCTTGCATATCTCCTTCCGTAGTATTTGTTATTTTAGCGTAAATACTTTAAAAGTATGTTTATTTTCCAAAATTAGCAAGTTTAATAGATACGGCTTTGTTATTGGTAACAGTAACCCTACCTAATGCGCTTGTTGCCTCTAGTCCATCATTAACAAGAGGTGTGCCTATATTAACCCATTCTGAGCCGGTATAGACCTGCAACACTTCAAGTGTTGTATTCCAGATTATACTACCTGGATTGAAATTTAATATCTCTAATTCATTTTCGCTTACTTGACGAGTATTATCAAGGTTTACTGCACCTAAATTTATTTCTAGTAATCTTATTAAGCGGTTAAAAAGCTCTGGCGTTACCTCAGAATGTGCTAACGGTAACTGCGTTGGAAGCAGTTTGCTCATCTTTTACCGTCTGGTTTTATATCTATCCTAGTAGCACCTAAACGCCAACCTACGCCTAAATTACCATTATCTGATGCGTCATCATTTGATTCTACACGCAAAGCCATTTGTCTAGCTCTAGCACGTATAAATGACTGTTGTGTGCTCCCTGTAATCTCACTTGTAGAATTTGTTGATAAGCTATCACCCGGAAAGTTTCTTGTCTTAACAACAACATTTACAGAACAGTCGTTTTGATCTTGTATAAATTTAAAATCCGGTATTATCCTACGCGCAAAAGCGAATTGCTCACCATCACCTAAATCAAAATCTGAACTTTCAATAAATACGCCAGTCATAGGTGATCCATCATCATCAAAACCAAGCTCTTGCTGATATAAATAGTTATTTGCTGCTGCCCTGGGAAAATTCTCAATACCTGAATCTAACCAAGCAGTCCTAGTGAGTTGGCCATAAAACCATAACTGTTCAGAATAATTATATATAACGTACCTATCTATAGTTTCACTATTAGCAGAACAATAAAACCATCCTACTTCGTTTTTGTCTTTGATAGTAAAGGCATGTATTTTAAATGATTGTACAGAACAAGGTAATGTATTTACCGAACCGTTATAAAAGTAAAAATTATTGTAACTCATAAAAAATACCGCTGAAGGGGCGGTAACTGCTGCTTTTGGTGCCACTAATCCAGTTCCTTCATTAATTAAATTAACTGCGAACGTAAAAGGCGGACCAACAAACTGCATACTGTACATAGCGGTATCAGTCCAAACTAGAACCTCTTGCCTAGCTTTTACCGCTCCAATAATTGACGATCCAGATGATAATCGTAAAGAACCAGCTGTATTAGTAGATTTTGGCTCAAACTCTAATGCATTCTCTTGGTCACTAAATGCTATTAACATAGGGTCTATAGTTCCTGTCCTTGAGGTACCACTTATAGGATCTGCACCTAAAACTATTAAATGTCTATCCACCTCTGAGGTAATTACTTGTAGTGCTTTTGTGGGCACAAGGTTAGCTCCAGAGACTTGCGATAGCTCTACGGCTCTAGTTGATGTGCCGCCTGACTCAAGCCACCTAAAAATACCGTCATTACGCTGATTAATTATTAAATCCTCACCAAAATTGTCATGCGTCCAAAGTCTTAATTGGTTTGTACTAGATAAAGCTGCTGCTTGTCCAAATGCACCTTCGCCCCAACTATTTAATCCCCAACCAGTACCAGGAATGTAAATATCTAGACCTACATTTACTTGATATGCACCAACAACTGAGGAACCACCATTTCCACTGTCAGATGCATTTGCTGTTATTGTTGTACCAGAGCTATCCTTTGCAGTTATTTTATAGCTATTAGCATTTACAATAGAATCTATTTGATATTCTTGATTTAAAACAGCAGCCGTAACATTACCGCCAAGTGAAGCTGCGCCACTAAAAGTTACAAAATCATTCTTTACAGCCCCGTGGGCTGTATCAGCTACAGTTATTTCCGAGCTGCCATTTGTTGCAGAAAAGGTAACATCTCCAGCTGAGGTGGTTGATCTAATTGGTGTAATATCATTAAAAGCACTACCATCTTGTATGTAATATTTAAGATGTGTGCCAACTCCTAAATATTTTGTGCCCTCTAATGCAATCCA